ATTCTAAAACTCTTGCCTTTGGCAAAGTTGTTGATGGCTTTATCGTAAGTTCTATCAATAGGGCTCTTACTTCCCTTTTTAGAAGACTTCTTAGTAAATACCTGAACTACTGCCTTTGCGACAGCGTAAGCCAGAACAACACCGAAGGCTCCAACAATAAACACCAAACCCCATCCAACAATGGATAAAGCCAGTTCAAACGCTAACTTGAATGGATCTTGCCAGTCTAGATTCATACTTTCCTCTTTTTCTAGGGAGAATCCCTGCTATTAGTATACAGACTTAGACCTAAGACTGTACAGATAATCTAACAATATCACACTGTTTCTAAGTGTCACATTGGACGATTTTTGCCTAAAAGACGGTTTCTTTAGCCTAATCTACGTCTTCTTCTGTTAGTAAGTCTTCATGGGGAACATAAACAATACAAGGAAGTCTTGAGTCTCCTAGCGTTGAACGCCATGCTTCTGATGGATAATCCATCTCTTGATACAACTCTTTTAGAAGGTTTTTCCAAGTGTAATTCCAAGACCCATCTGACCCTGCCATAGCCCAGCCGACTGGATGCTTTTGCCACGCAGAGCCACGCTTATCAACAACTATTGACCCCATAGGTGGTTCTTTCATTTTTTTCATATTAACTCTTTCTTAATGCTCTGAATAGTTGGGCAGGGGTAAGACATCATTCCATCTCCAAACCAACACGCACTACATAGGTGCTCGTATTCTTCCATTGGTTTATGCAATTCCACTACTGCACGAAGGGTAGTAGTCAATTGCTCTACTACTGAGCAAGAATCATTGAGAGAATCTATCTTTGCTAACAGTTCAGCATGAGTCATTTCTTGTGCTCCTTCATATGTCGTGCAAGAGTATGGTGAGCAAATCCTGAACGGACTTCAATCTCCTTCTTACACTCTGGACAGATAACTACTCGGTTTGCTGACATTACCTTACTCACTACATTCACACTTTGCGTAAGGGTCAAAAGAACAGAACTGACATTCCATTCGTTCTTGATGGGCTTTGCAGTAGTAGCGGAACTGGTGCTCGCCGCAGCAAACAAATAGTTCGTCAATGATGTTGTAAAACTTGGTTGAGTCAATGGTTTTTGTAGTCATAGCCTTAAGGTATACCTATACAATAAAAAAGTCAAATCTTTGCGCTCTAGGTCCCTAATAGGCAGAAAAGGACCAAAAAGGGGGGTATTGACTTTGGGAGTTTAGAGGGTGTACCTTCTGCCAAACAATGAAAGGAGTAGGTATGCAAAAGCCTATATCTAAAGTAGAGGAACAGATTGATTGGGATGTTTGGTATCACGAACGTGTGCAACTGGGAGTAAACAACATTGTAAAATCTATAGATAGCAAAAAGAACACGCAGAGCAGAAAATCAGTTTGCGCTTTGTGTAGTGCAAAAATACCTAAAAGAACTACTCACTTATTCAAGCCTCTTATAGGTGCTTGGATTTGTCAATCTTGTTGGGATGCTGAAAACAAAGAAGAGACAAAAAGATAGAATAAAAACTTTAGTTTTTTCCGCTCTCGGTCCGTTATTCAAATGGGACAGATAGCCACTTAGGAAGGGGTGGAGGGGGAGTTAGGTCGGTCAGGGGGACTCTCCAGCCCTTGTAGGAGTCACCATTTGGGTAGGTCTCTTCAACGTAGTATTTTGGAACCATTGCGTCTTCAGCCTTGATTGAGCCAAAGATTTCTACCTCTCTGAGGTCCTCGCTTACAGCGCATCCATAAACAACCCTACCTCGGTCCTTCTCTGTAATTGAGATACGTGGGTCTGTGCGAATTGTTCGTACTTCGGTATTCTCGCCAACATCAGCAAAAGACTTACGAACATAGTGATACCTGTTTGGGTAAATTGGCATATTCCAAGGCTGACCAGTCAGATATGCAACGGCGCACTCGGAGATATTGCTTCTTGCATTGGCAATATCATCTGGAAGAAGTTTTCCGTTCTCCTTGCCAGCCCTGTAGTTATCCGTGTCTTCACTGTTAATCTTTTCTTTAGTTCTTAGTTGACCAAGAAGTATTGCAAGTTCAATATCGCTATCAAGCATTTTAACTATTGTGCTCATGGTTCCCCTTTCAAAGAAACTGATATGCATGACTCTACAGTAAAAACTCAAATAACGCATTTACAACTTGTTAAGTTTTTGTTACATTGATGTTGGTTTATACAAGTTTATGTAAGTCTATAAAGTTAAAACCTATTTCTATACAATAAAAACTTTGTTTTTCTGCGCTCTCTTTCCGTTAAAAGCAAAAGAGGGAGAATAAAACAGGTGGTGTAGGATGGGGGGTATGACAACGGTGATTGGGATTCAGGGGGCTGGCTACTGCGTGCTGGCTTGCGACTCGCAAACAACAGGAGAAACTGGTCGTCCGTATGTGCATGACAAAGTAAAGAAGATTGTTGAGCGTGGTGAGTATCTAATTGCTGGATCAGGGGATGCTGACGCTTGTGACATTATTCAACACCTGTGGGAGCCTCCAAAGCCTCCTCGCAAGAAAGATATGTACAACTTTGTAGTTTCAAAGGTTGCCCCAAGCATCAAGGCTTGTCTTAAAGAAAAAGGCTATGAGCCAGATAAAAATGATAAAGAGGCTGGCTTTTTGTTTTTGATTGCTGTTCGTGGAACTATTTATGAAATAGATACAACCTGCACTGTCAGTATGAGAGATGATGGAATTTACGGAATTGGTAGTGGCTCAAAGTATGCAATAGGTGCACTCTATGTAGGTGCTAATTGGTGGGAAGCGCTAGAGATTGCTGAAGCAAACGATATTTATACTTCAAGACCTTTTATTTCTTTTGAGCAAGACTAGACTTTTTTGCTCTGTAAGTCCGCATATACTCTGCCTTTTTCTCTTTTGAGACCCGTCTTCTGTATTCTCGATTGTGTTCCAAATAGCAGACATAACAAATGGGATATGAGTATCCGTTCTTTGATTTGATGACTGTGTTCTCTGGTGTCCGTGGGTGGCCGTTTCTACATAAAGAATTAAGCACAGGTCTACCAACAGTATCTCCAATAGTCGGTTTTCCTCTTTGAATAGCCATCTGCTCATTCTCTGCTGGAGTACCAAGAACTAAATGAGAAGGGTTGACGCAAAGTTTATTGTCGCAGGTATGCATAACGTGCATCTTGCTACTAGAGAGTTTGTAGTTGTTGTAGGCAATCGCCCAAGAAACTTTATGGGCAGAAAGTAGTTTTTTCTTTTGGTAGGCAAAGACTCCGTAACCGCTACTACTTACAGCAGCAATCCAGTGCCAGCAATCATCTTCATCTTCATCTATATATACCTTCTCCCAAAATCTATGGGAGAGTTCTTCCGTCCACTTCAGCCTCATTCACTTAAGGCTTTTTCTTTTCAGCAACCCCGAAATCGCCAATAACTCGGAAGGCAACCTCTACATAAGAGGCGACATTAGAAATAAGGTCTTCTGGGTGATGAAGTTCATCCCTACCTGCATAAGACCAGTTGCTATGTAGATACTCCTTAAGGCCTGGAACAAGGGTGTCTACAAACTCATCACTTGTCATATACCCCCTTGAGCGAAGTACATCTTCGCTAGGTTCCTTCACTTTTTTGCTTTCTTTTGCTTTTTTAGCCACGCCATCCTCTTTTCTTCCCAGGTGTCTAAGTCTTGTGGAAAATCAAAGTCCTCTGTCCAGTCGTCAATATTGATGTGGTTATCTGTAATAAATAATTTGTTATCATCTTCAGTTCTTTGTAAATGATTAAACAAAAACCAACCGCCTGTTGTAGAAGCAATGTTTTTAGAAATTACCTCAAGAATTGCTCTATTCATATCTTTATTAAAAGAAGCATCAAAAGAAAGACCAAATATCTCTCGCCAGCCTTTTCCTGTAACTGTGGACCCCTCTTTACGTAGATAGAAGCGCCATTGCTGTGTGTCAGACATAATTGTCTCTACTGCTTCATCTGTAAAGTAGGTATCACCAAAAACAAGAACTGTTCTGTCGTCAGACCAGATAGTTTGTGAAGACATAAACTTAGCCATGTCTTTGAGATTTCTACCCTGCCCTGGAACATACATGGAGCAGCCCTCTACTTGATGTGCGTTTTTATTGACAACTGTAACAACGTCGTTTGTGTATTTAAGAAACTGTCTAGCAGTTCTTTCAATAAGAACTTCGCCTTCAATAATAAGTCTGTGTTTAGGAGTTCCGCGATGGTTTTGCCAACGAGTTGCATCCCCTGCTGCCAATATAAGAACTCGTGTTGTCATGCGTCTACTCTACAATAGAAAGTTGGTTTTTCTGCGCTCCAGGTCCGTACTAATCGGAAGTGGCGGTTTTTGGGGGGAAGGGATTTTCTAGGAGGAGGGTGTCAAAGGTTGAGGTAGGGACGGTTTGTCCTGCTTTTTGGTGGGCCTTGAGATGGTCAATCATTTCTTGGGTTGTCTCTGCTAGGTAGTTCAGGTCTAGGTCATCCCCGAAATAACACATTCCACAGACAATGCCTTTGGTACTTAGGTATACATATACATCAGAATCTTCGTGTCTAAAGCGTGCATAAATCATAGGTCTAGTTTACATCTTATTATTGTCCTATGGAAAACGACGAGCCCATTGACATGGAGTTTGAAGACGAAGATGCCTTCGTTGACTATCTCATCGAAATGTGTATTCTTCAGGAAGAGGGCTTTGATGAGAATGGCGAAGTCACCTATACCTACAACTTTGAAGTGATGAAGGAAGTAATGCCAGAATTGTATGAAGAAATAATGTCTGGTGTAAATGACAATCTTATGTCTTTATATGAACTTGGGCTTGTCAAAATTGAGTATGACGAAAATCTAAATGCCCACTTTTCAGCAACCCCTGAAGGTATGGAATTCTTTAGTAGTAAGTATCAATCAGAAGATGAGTAAGGAGATTCCCAGCCGTTACACAGAGGCTCAGATGAATCGAGAGGGTGCCAACTTTTTATATCTGACTTTGGCACAGTTAGCCAGTTCATCAGTTCGTGTGCACAATGGTGACATAAGTAGTGATGAAGAGGATAAGTAACTTTATCTCTTCTTGAGAAAACAATGTCGTCAACAAACTCGGCGTAGCCGCCTTCTAAACGAAGACGAAGTATTCCGTCGTAGTATCCCCATTTAGAGTATTTAATAGTTTTTTTGCATTTAGAGCATTTTAGATTAGGTCTTTTTGGCATTGACAAAACTATAGCGAATCAACTATAGAAATGCAAATTTACATACCACCAAGCATAAATGCAATTGGTATTGCGTTAGCACCTGCGCCTTGAGGACCTGTTGGTCCAGTTGCGCCATTTGAACCTGAAGAACCGCTCGGCCCCGTTGGACCAGTTGCCCCGATGAGTCCGCCGTAATCTAAAGAGTTCCAAGCAGTATTGCCTGTTCCAATTTTGAATTGACCTGTATCAGTTGCAACGCCAATCTCACCTTCAGCAAGAGTTGGGTTGGCATCAGTCCATTGTTGTGCTGTGCCACGACGAAGTTGAATTTGTACTGTCATTTTAGGTTAGTTCTCCTCCGTCTAAGGATGATATGCCACCATACACACTTGTTGGTGAGCCACCATCAATATTAACATATGATGAGCCTGTTGGTCCTGTTGGACCAGTTGCGCCTATCACTATTGGTTCCCATTGCTGAGTATTTGGGTTGTAGTATTTTAGTTGACTCATGATGCTTCGTAACTTCCTGAAACTGTAAGGGTATCTTGATTACCAAAGGTAAAGGGAGCAGTGGAACTAACGCCTCCCCAAACGGTAGTCGCTGTATCGTTTTGATGGATAATTGAAAAGTAACTTGTTGAACCTTTGTAGTTTCCATTTCCGATGGCGCCATACCAAGCAAGACCGCTATTCAAAATAGACACGGCAAATTGATAGTTGTCGTTATAGGCAGTAATTGGTAATCCAAACATCCATGCTCCAGACCCGCCTGTAGTTGTGGTTCCATAAGTCAGTTTTAGATTAAAAAATACTGTCTTGCCAATTTGTTTGTAGCGACCAGTAATAGATCCATTGCCAATGCTTGGAGTTCCTGAGTCAGATGTCCATGTTGGTGTGTAAGCGGTCCATGCTGTTAGGTCTGATGCTCCTGCTCCTGTAGGTCCTGTAGGTCCAGTATCACCAGTACTTCCAGTTGCACCTGTTGCTCCCGTTGGGCCAATATTACCAGTGGAGCCAGTTGCACCTGTACTTCCTGTACTACCTGTACTTCCAGTCGCACCAGTCAAACCTGTACTACCTGTTGGACCAGTTATACCTTGTGCCCCAGTCGCGCCTGTGGGTCCTGCTGGTCCAGTCGGTCCAGTTGCACCTTGAGCACCTGTAGGTCCTGTCGGTCCAATTCCAGATATACCTTCTACACTTGTATCAAGCCACAAAACTTCAGTTTCTATAGGTGCTGTTGATTGTACGACTACACCTTGCTCTCCTGTTGGTCCAGTAGGCCCTGTATCGCCTGTCGGTCCTGTTGAACCTTGAGTGCCAGTTGGACCAGTTGCACCTGTACTTCCTGTCGCTCCCGTTGCGCCAGTTGGACCTGTAACTGTGCTAGCCGCTCCTGTTGGACCTGTTGCACCCGTAGGACCAGTATCTCCTTGTAAACCTTGTTGACCTGTAGGGCCAGTATCTCCTGTTGGACCTGTATCACCTTGTGCGCCAGTTTCACCTTGTGCTCCAGTGGGGCCTGTCGGTCCTGTTACTCCTTGCTCTCCTGTTGGTCCTGTAACACTTGGACCAGTATCTCCAATTGGTCCTTGTGAACCTGTAGGACCTGTTACACCTTGTTCACCTTGTAAACCTTGTTCACCTGTTGGGCCTGTAGGTCCTACTCCTCCAGTGGGTCCTGTTGCTCCAGTGCTTCCGCTAACTCCTTGAGGCCCAGTACTGCCAGTAGCCCCAGTAGGCCCAGTGCTACCAGTAGCGCCAGTAATACCTTGAATACCTTGTTCACCTGTTTGTCCTTGTTCACCTGTATCACCCTTTGCTCCTGTTGGTCCTGTTATTCCTTGTGCGCCAGTTGGACCAATAGGTCCAGTGTCTCCTGTAAGTCCAGTGGGTCCAATATTTCCTTGAGCGCCTGTGGGTCCTGTAGCGCCGACATTACCTGTTGAACCAGTGGGTCCTGTTGCACCTATATCTCCTTGTTGTCCAGTTGCTCCAGTGCTTCCTGTTGGTCCAGTTGCTCCAACATTTCCTTGAGTTCCAGTTTCACCAGTTGCTCCAGTCGCACCTGTGCTTCCTGTAGGACCGATAGGTCCAGTCGCTCCTGTTTCGCCATTTGCTCCTGCACTTCCTGTAGGGCCTGTCGGGCCTTGCGGACCTGTAGGACCAATAGGTCCTTGAGGGCCTTCATTGCCATCGCCACCACTATTATTGGTAGTTACCTTAGGTTGAATATTGATTTTCATATTTACCCTTAGAGAAGGTCATACCAACCAAGAGAAGATTTTACGTTTCCTGTACCAGTGACTACTTTTACAGCAAGAACAAAAACATCACTTACTGGAGTATCAGCATTAGTTCTACCTAACTGAAAAGCAAAGTTTGCTGCATCTGTTCCCCCAGAGGAGGTGCTTTGATTAGTGGCTCCAAAAAATCCGTCTAGTAAACTTTCTCCACCAACCATAGAAGTTGCAGAAATGTTATATTCAACATTTGCGCTTGAGTGAAGTACCCAAGAACCACCTGTAATGCTAGTTGGGTTCTTAATAAGTGAGTACTCAAAATCTCCAGAACTAGTTGGAAAAAGGTCAACAAGTCCTGGGATAATTACAGAATCTGTTCTTCCAGAAGCCATACGAATAGAAATAAGTGGGTAATAACTAGTTCCCACTGTCGTAGAAGGTCTAACTATTGTTTTTACATTGCTAGACTTAAAGTATCCACCATTTGAAACAACAGATACGCATACCTGTTTCATAGTGCTGGAAGAAGAAGTTGTTCCAGTATTTTCAATTTCATAGCGAACTGGAAGAGTTGCAGTTGTTATGTATACGGTATCAATCTGATTAGCGTGATTAAATTGATGACAAATAACAAAATACCCGTCAATGGCAAAGCCCATACGAACAGAGCCAACACCAAGCCACTCGTACTCAGAGAAAAGAATTTGAGCCTTAGATAAGTCAAGAGTTAAATCACTAGGTCCACTTCCATTTAGTGGGTCTACATTCCACTCAGATTGAGGAATTCTGGTTTCTACAACAGAACCAGTTATATAACTGCGCTTGACAAAATAAACATTTGTTCCATCCTGCTCTAGGTAAAAACCGTTCTGTCGTCCAAAATATCCTGCACGTTGACGCAGGTTGGCCTTGGGAGGGGCAAAAACAAAAGTCTGCATAATCTGAAGAGACTTTCCTGGTTGATATGGAAATACTTTTTTTGTCTCTCTATAGACTTTAGAACCAGAAGTTGTTGATACAGTCAAAGCAGAACTACTTTGCTCTGCAATATGAGAAACAGAGGCCCCTGTTTCTATGATGTCGCTAAAGTCGCCATTTTCATTGTAGCGATGGCTTGAGTCAAAAAGAACATATCCCTCTGAAGTCTTGATACGCCCGAACATATCGGTACGAAAACTAGAGTATCCGTGCTGAGAAACATTCGGAATTTTTGGGCGTAGTGTGGACATTGTTACAGTTTACAACAGAAAAGGCTCCCCGAAGGGAGCCCTCTCTATGACGGAAGGAACTAAAGTTCTCTAATTAATCGTGCTACATACCTAAGAACTTCCTTAGGTGTCCAACTGTAATCAATCTCTAACTGCTCGATTTGAGTGGCCAATTGTTTTTTGAAATCTTCATGGCCCCATCCGTATTTAGGTTCAAGACTGGAGGACATATCTATTCTTCTCCAAAATTGGTCGATAGCAACTGCTGTTTGATTTATGACCTGTTAGGTATCCATAGCGAGCCATACGGAATCGCAATGAACCATGTGTAACACCTAATCTCTTAGCAAGCCTATAAAGGCTTACGCCTTCAACTGTGTAAGCGTGATTGAGTAGGGCTGTGTACTCCTCTGCTTCTTTACGAAACTTTGGAGAGTGTGAGCGAACTTGTTGAGCAAGAGGTTGTAGTTCTAGAAGTCTTTCTAAAGTCTTAGCAGATGGTTCTACATAAACCTTTGGCTCTTTTACTGGCTTGAGTGGTGGGGTTGGAACAATAAATTCAGAAGAAGAACTCAAACTTTCTGCTGTATCTGATCCATCGTAAGAACCACTAACAATTTGTCGGATTCGCTCACGGGTTAGCCCACCTACTGCATCAGCAATAGATTGAAGGCTCCACTCATTCTTTCTCAGAAGTCGGATGTAAGCGTTTCGTTTAAGTGTGTCTTCGCCAATTTTTGTAAAAGTATCAACTACTTCCTGTGGCAACTTATGATTGACTTTTACATAAGTACTTGTCATTGTGTTTTTCTCCTTTGTCGTCATAAAGATAAGAGTACAGATACTTTACAAAGTAGGCAAATCAGGGTACTTTCCTGACTTTTTATATCTAACAGAGATTTGTGTTTTTGTGCTAAACACACCTACTCTGCTCTGGCATATTGAACTATTACCTGATAAGGTTTTTCCTATGACAAAAGACCAAGATAAGCCAAACGACCCTCGTTTTGAAAAACTAAAAGATGTAACTCTTATTATTTGTACTCCTTGTTATGGTGGAGTAGTTACTGAAGCATACGCACAAGCGATGTTTACTCTTTCTGGTATCTGCGCTCAATATGGAGTTGGTGTTGGATACGCAACTATTGCTAATGAAAGTTTAGTAACTAGAGCAAGAAATGAACTTGTTCACGCTTTCTTACAAAATACAAAGGCTACACATATGATGTTTATTGACGCAGACATTAAGTTTGACCCTAAGTCAATTATTCGTATGCTACTTGCTGATGAAGATGTTGTTGTTGGTGCTTACCCTCTCAAGACTTTGAATTGGGAATCGGTAGTAGAAAAGGCTAAAAATTCAGAACTAACTGTAAGCAATGCTGCTAAAGAAGCAGCAATGTATGTAATCAATGTTCATAAGCCAGACCCTGACATGGTTGGTAAGACAGTTGATGTTCAAATTAAAAATGGTCTTTTAGAAGTTTATGATGCTGGAACTGGTTTTATGTTAATGAAGCGTCATGTTCTTGAAAAAATGATTGAAGCCTATCCAGACACTATGTACTACAGTGATAAGGATATGTCAGAAGAGTTGTCTAAAAGAAAGCGTTTTGCTCTTTTTGACACAATGATTGATGATGACAAGCGTTATCTAAGTGAAGACTATACATTCTGTCGCAGATGGCAAGCGTTAGATGGAAAGATTTACTTAGATGTAAACACAAATCTAAGTCATATCGGAACTTACACATTCGCAGGTAATAGCCTTGTCAAACCAAAGTAAAGAACCTGAGCCTGAAGAAGATGTCTCTATAGCAACTGTTGCTAAAAGGGTTGCTTTGAAAGTCTTTGCTGTTTATGTTTTTGTTTGGTTGATGAATAAGATTTAGCCTTAAGCGTGTCGAAACTTATAAGGGTATAGGCCTCTGTTAATATTCGACTATGTTCAATATTCATCAAGGTGATTGTATTGAGGTCTTAAAGACCCTAGAAGAAAATAGTATTGATGCAATTGTGACTGACCCTCCCTATGGACTTGAGTTCATGGGAAAAGAGTGGGACGCTCCTTGGAAAAAATCAGAAGTTGTTGAAGTAACAGACAAATCAACAAACGGAATTTTTCACGATAAAGGCTTTAATCACGGAATTAGATTCTCTCGTGGTTTGTTTGAAATGCAAGAATTTCAAAAATGGTGTGAGTCTTGGGCAAAAGAAGCCTTTCGTGTACTAAAGCCAGGCGGTTATATGCTTTGTTTTGGTGGTTCAAGGACTTATCACCGTCTTGCTGCTGGAGTTGAAGATGCTGGTTTTGAAATCAGAGACCAAATTATGTGGGTCTATGGCTCAGGGTTTCCTAAGTCAATGGCTATTGACAAAGCCATAGACAAGAAGTTTGGTGCAGAACGAGAAGTTGTTGGTAGAAACCCTAACAGCAGAGAAAATGCTACAAAAGACAATACTCTTTTTGAATCAGGAACTGTTGGAAAAACAGACTACATAACAAAACCTTCAACTGAAGAAGCGCAGAAATGGGAAGGCTGGGGCACTGCTCTTAAGCCAGCACACGAGCCAATCGTTATGGCACGCAAACCTTTAGATGGAACAGTTGTAAACAATGTTTTGAAGTGGGGAGTGGGTGGCATCAATATTGATGAATCACGAGTTCCTGGAGAACCTATTCCTGTTAACAAGTTAGAAGAGTGGTCTGGCTTTGGTCAAAAGGTTGAGCCAGAGTATGAGCAAGAAATAAACAACAAAGGAAGATTTCCAGCAAACTTTATCCACGATGGAGATAATGAAGTTGTTGAGTTGTTTCCTCGCTCTAAAGGTGGAGTTTATCCTTCTGTTCGTGGAACTAGCGACATCGGTGCTTTTGCTGATGGCGGAACGCACAAAGATAAACCAAATCAAGCAAGAGTTATGGGAGATGACGGCTCTGCTGCTCGTTTCTTTTACTGCCCTAAAGCAAACTCTAAAGATAGAAATGAGGGCTTAGAAGATTTTGAACCAAAACAAACAGACGAGTCTCGCAAAGAAGGCAATCCTGGTGGCGATAATCCTCGCAATCGTGGCGTTAACCTTCGGAAAAATAATCACCCAACAGTAAAGCCAACAGCGCTTATGCGCTATCTCATAAAAATGGTTACACCTGTTGGTGGAACAGTGCTTGACCCATTTACTGGGTCAGGCTCTACTGGCAAAGCAGCAGTGTTGGATAACTTTAATTTTGTTGGAATTGAGATGAGTCAAGAGTATGTTGCCATCGCTGAAGCGAGAATCAAAGCGGTTCTGGCCGAAGATGAGTCTTAAAGAAACTTACGCTATACAACCAATCTCTTATAAAGAGGCTATGGACATTGTTGTAGAAAAACATTACCTACATAGAAAATGTCCTGTCTCTCGTGCGTATGGGCTAGTTGACATCGCCACCGATGAGGTAGTGGGGGTTGTTACTTATGGAGTTAGCCCTTCGTCAACTTTGCTCAAAGGAATCTGTGGACCAGAAGAGGCTCACAATGTTTATGAACTAAACAGACTTTGGGTTGACGATATGGTTGCTAAAAATGGGGAAAGTTATTTAGTTGCTAATTCTATGAAGTTATTAGATAGAGAAATTATTGTCTCTTTTGCTGATACTTCCCAAGGGCACGTTGGCTATATTTATCAGGCTGCTAACTTTATTTACACGGGGCTATCAGCAAAATTCAAAGACCCTAAGGTAGTTGGTAAAGAAAATATGCACCACGCTACATACGCTAACGGACTAACTAATGCTCAAGTTGTTGAGAAGTTTGGGGCTGAGAATGTTACTTTTGTTGAAAGACCACGCAAGCATAGATATATCTATTTCAATTGCGACAAGCGTAGAAAAAAAGAGTTACTGAAAAAACTTAGATATAAGACTATGCCTTATCCAAAACTGGCTCTTGTTTAGTTTCTAAGGTATCTGACTCGTCGTAAATATCTAAAGCAATATCCATCAAATCATCTTCGTACTTAGAAAAGTGATGACGGCAGAAATACAAGTCTCCACTTTTTAGAGCAACCATGTAGTAAGCCTGAGCAATACATCTATCGCATCGGTCTAGCGCTGTGAGGATTTTATTTGTCTCATCAATCACTCCCATTAGCATCTCCCATTTGCTCATGTATATCTTTACAGGTCGGACAGATTGGGTACTTCTCTGGGTCACGAGAAGGAATCCAGACTTTTCCGCAAAGAGCAACAACTGGCCACCCATTTACTAAAGCCTCTGTTGCTTCTCCTTTTTCAACATAGTGAGCAAACCTGTCGTGATCACCGCTTTCATGTGACAGACGAGTGTTTGTTTCGGTGTCGTAGACAGTTTCGCTCATAAGTAAATTTTAGTATTCAATAGGTAGTAGTGATTTGAGAACGGTTGCTTTAGGAATGCTGGCAATATGTGATGAAATATCTTTCTTTCCCCAAGAAATTAAAAAGTCTTTTTTATGCTCTACAAGTCCAGC